TGGTGTCATTTATGTTGAGGGAGGGCCGGACGATGACGATAAATCCCTATGATTTGCCGGAGGGTAATGTGCAAATCAGTTTTAGCGGGGGGCGCACCAGTGCGTTCATGTTGCACCAGATACTTGAGGCGAATGGCGACCTGCCAGAACGATGCAGGATTTTGTTCCAAAACACAGGCAGAGAGATGCCGCAAACCTTGGAATTTGTTAACGAGTGCGCCCACAGATGGGGCATTGATATCATTTGGCTTGAGTATAACAGAGTAGATGGCAAGCCTACTTTCAAACAAGTTAATTATGAATCAGCTTCAATGTTTGGCGAGCCGTTTGAGCTGCTCATTAAAGCAAAGAAGGTTTTACCGAACACGCTGATGCGGTTTTGCACAGTTGAATTGAAAATAAACACAGCTAAAAGATATCTAAAAAGCATAGGCTGGGAGAAATGGCAGAACGCAGTTGGCATACGAGCTGACGAGCCTAACAGATTTAAGAAAGCCCCGAAAAAAGATTGCTGGGTTCCGTGGCGTCCGTTGGTTGATGCTGGTGTACATTCACGCATGATAGAGGAATTTTGGGACAAGCAAGACTTCAAACTGAATTTGCCTGTTGTTAACGGCAAGACGATGTATGGTAATTGCGATGGCTGTTTTCTCAAATCTGAATCGCAGCTAGCAATGCTTGCAAAGGATTACCCAGGCAAACTTGATTGGTGGATTCGGTTGGAGAAGATGCACGAACACCGTGGTGACTATGGGTTTTTTAATAAGAACAGACCGCTCGAATCAATGAAAGAATTTATTGAGATGCAACAAGACTGGGTGTTCGATGAAGTCGGATACTTTTGTCAAGCAGACGGAGGAGAGTGTACAGGATGACGAACAGTAGACAGAAAGGTGCGGCATTTGAGCGCACCTGCGCCAATATGTTGTTTGATATTACGGGGCTAGAGGCCAAGAGAGACCTCGAACAGTACAGGGCTAGTGACCACGGCGACCTGATAGGTGTGCCAGGTTGGACAGTGGAGTGCAAACGCTACGCCAACGGCGTTACTTGGAAAAGAAGCTGGTGGGAACAGTGCCTCTCTGCCGCTAACGCTGCTGGGAATCAGCCTGTTCTGATATATAAGTATGACCGTTGCCCTGTCCGTTGTGTGGTAAGGCTGTCGTCCATTTCTCCGTATTACTACGACAAGGAAAACACGGCTGAGATTGATTTTGAAACGTGGTGTATGCTGGTAGCGGAAGGATTAGACGATGTTTGAAGCGGTGATAGCTATGTGTGTGGCTTACGAGATTAGTGGTAAGGCGGTAAATCCGTGCTGGATGCGCCAAGCTGACCAAGTATTCAGAACATACGAGGCTTGCCGTTCTTGGGGTAACGAGCAGGAATTGCAGATGATAAGCAAGGCGGTCAGAGACTACAACGCCTCTGCCATCGTGCATATAGCCTGCGGTGAGATGAATGGTGACGATACCTAAGCGTCAAATTTTCTGTCTTGACATAGTTATCCACAGGCTTTTAAAATCGCGAAGCGCAAACAGCAATGCATAGCTTCTGTGCATAGCTTCATAGCACTACAATGATATAACAAAATCTTTTGATAAAAAGAAAGCGAAGCAATGATGCTATGCATAGAAGCTATGCATAGCTGTTTTTTTTTAGATTTATTTTTCATCTAATTCCACTGCTTGTAATAGCAGTTCTACTGTGCGGTTTATCGGCACCTCTCCGCTTTCATAGTATCGCACTGTGCGCTCTGACAGGCCCAGCCTTTGGGCAAAACCCTGCTGGCTGTAGCCTAGTTCTTCGCGCATTTCTCTGAAGCGTCTGGCATCCATCATTTACCAACCCAGTCAGTCCAGGCCGCAGACGTTACCTCTTCGGTGTATTTCTCCGCTTCTTTGACGTTGCCGATGTCGAATTGTTCGCGTGCCTGTTTCTCTGCTTCCTCTAGGTTGTCTGCCTTGATGTGAAAGGTTTGCTCTACAGTTCCGCGAATTGTGATTAGAAAGTCTTTTTCCATTTCTATGCCTCCTGATGTTTCGCTATGAGTGTGGCTGAGTACAGGTCGCATATACGCTGCGCCTCTCTCAAAGCCTTTTTCTCTGGTACATTAAAGGCCTTCCCATGCGCTACGCCCTCGCCTCGCCGGTCAAAAGCCACTAAATCCACATTGAATGTTTTACCGCTCCAATGCTTTGTGATGCGTACTTCATATTCCATTCGTTTGCCCTCTCTCTGTCAGTGGGGGGCGACACTGCGCCGCCCCTTTCTCTGCTAGTCTTGTGGGAAATAGTTGTGCAAATGCCAAAAAGCAGTCTGTAGTTTGCGCGGTACGTCTGGGTCGCGGATGTCGAAGCTTTCCGACCATTGTTCCATAAACTCCCGCAACGCCTCTCGCGTTTCAGTAATTGCTTTCGTCTGCTCCGGCGTCAACTGTTTGGCAGCCTGGGCGCGTTTGTGTTCTGTCAGTTCCCAAGGTTCCATGTTCTCAACAAGTTTTGGGCGTCCTACTTTAGCCATTGTAAACCCTCCTATGGTTTAGGCGTTATCGGTGACACTATGCCACCGCCTAGGCTGCCGCGCTCCGGCAAACTAGGCAGAGGCAGGGCCATTGCTGGCCCGTGCCATTGTCTTCCCCTCCGTTTAAGGCCCGTGTGTGGGCGTTGGTGCCTGACTGGTGGTGTTACACCAGCCAAGCGGTTAAAGCCTGTCAGTGAGTCTCACAGGCCGATAAAATAGGCAAAGAGTTGCCATAGCCATGCCTCGCTACCCATCAGCCCCCAGATTAGTAGGCCCATGATAAGAAGAAACATGGTGTTGCTGAATAATTCTAGCTTGTCCATGCTACTGCCTCCGCATGTGTTGTTTGCAATACTTATCGAAAAATGCACGTTCTAGGCGTTTGTAGCGTGTAGGTTTGCCGCCTCTGTATTGGTCGAGCCACCGTCTGCCATTCTTGTCTATGGTGGCGTAACGATTTGCTAGCCATGCGTTGATTGTAAGGAACCTGTCAGCGTTGCGCTGTGCATCGTCACGGGTGATTGTGTAGTATGGTTTCATTGTTCTGCCCCCTTTATTGCTTTGTAAAGCCTCGACTCATGGCCCTTTATTAATTGCATCAGCTCGCGTGTATCTCGCTCTAATGCTCGGCTAGTCCTAGGCACGTAATGCTCCAGGCTTGTAAGTATTAGCTCAATATCTGCATATGATAGCGTGATATCTGCCAATGGTTCGCTGCGTTCTTTAATCATTGTTCTGACTCCTAGTGTGTTAAAAATACAACCGGCTTAGAAGCCTGCCAGCATAGGCCACATGCGCCACAGTCTGGCGTTAGTGTTTCCTCGCCTTTTTTAGCTAGCTTGCCTGTTTCCTTGCTGATTTGCGTAGGGCAAAGAAAAGCCTGTTTATTTGCTAACAAGGCCTCACTCCGTCCATCGTCATTAGATAGGGCTGCAAAGCTATCTGTGAATGAGCCGCTAAACCTAACAGCAAAGCGGATGCCGCAAGCCATACGGAGCGATAGCAAAGCCTCGCCTATGGCCCGCTCTTGGCTATCAATAGCGTCCGGCTGATTTGCTGTGTATCCGTAAACATGCAAAGCCGGAAACATGCCAAGCCATTTTGCCCATTGGGCCACATAGGCGACCGAGTAAAAATCGCCCAACACATGCAAACGAACAAGGAATCCTTTCGGGTACTTTGCTTGGTAATGTGTAAGGTCGCGCTCGATTTGCTCAATGAGCGCGTCATCTGCTTTATAGCGTGTCGCATTCATCATGTTGTTGCCGTAGCAATCCGCCCAATGCGCACATGAGCGTGGACAAGTTGCGCGTTCTTCTAGCGTCAATGTAAGGATAGGAAAGCCAGCAAGCTTGCCCTTCGTGACGCGTTTACCTAGCTTTGTGTTAGTGCTGGCTTTTAATGCGCGTTCAGTCTTTCCCATGCCGTCTGATACACTCTTGGCACGTAGGCTATGGTAAACGGATTTGCCAGCCAATACTGCTAGCTCTGTTTTGGTAAGTTGTTTCATTGCAATGCTCCCGAATTGCGTTGTTGTGTTTAGAGTTGTGATTCGTATTTTGTTGCATAGGCTGGATATGCTTCCTCGAAGCTTGCTAGATTGTTCGCCGACTCAATCATCTGCTTTGCCTCGGAGGGCGTGTTCGGCGGCTTGTAGTCGTTCAAGTAAATAGAAAGCATTGTTTCATATGTCTTCACGTATTCGGTATATGTCATCTGTCTGTCTCCCGTTTGCGTTGTTGATATCCCTGCATATAGGCAAGCATTGCCTAGTGTCAACACATAAAAAGCAAACAATGTAAAAAAAGTTTACACTGTGGCTGCGCGTGTATATATTAATAAGCAATTGATTGTATTGGATTGGAGATGGTGGTTGCATATCTCAACACGCACGAAGCGTTGTCGCGTTCCCCGCAGCATTGCAGGGCCAAGCCTATCATAGTGTGGCAAAAATGCAACAGTGTGGCAGCCAGGCAACAGTCTGTGCGGTAGGGGGGGATTGTTCGGGGGCGGCACCCCCAGTGCGCGGGGCCACGTTCTACATGTGTTAATACCTACAACTAAACACACAGCCTAAGCGGAGAAACCATGACGAAGCTAACGAAGTTCACCACCCAGCAGATACTGAGCGACCTTGCTGACGGCTATACTATGGTCGATGCTTGCAAGAAGGCTGGGATAAGCAGGCAGGCTCTTTACAAGCGTATGAAGGGCAACAACGAGCTTGATGTGTCTGTGCGCATTGCGCAGCAGTATAGTGCGGAGAAGGCGCTAGAGGAGCTTGATAAGCTGTATGACGATGCCTTACACAAGCGCAAGGACTACGATGCTCATGTGCTAAGAGACTATGCGCACCATGTACGCTGGAAAGTGCAGAAGATTATCCCTGAGCGCTATGGCGAGCAGAAGAACAAGACGGGGGTAGAGGTTACTGATGGCGGTATTCGTATTATGTGGGAGAGCTAGATGAAGCGCGGGGCAGTTTTAGATAAAGCGAAGCAGTGTGTAACTGCTGACAGGGCAGCAGAGCATGGTGATATGGAAGATAACTTTGCGGTTATTGCTTCTTACTGGTCTATTCATTTGGGCCACAAGGTAGAGCCTGTGGATGTTGGGATTATGATGGCGTTGCTAAAGGCGGCTAGGGCCAAGTCCAATCCTTACCATGAGGATAATTACATTGATGGTGCGGGGTACTTTGCGTGTAGTGCTGAGTGTGTCGATGTATCTGATTGAGCAAAGCTGATGCGTAGCGACTTCGACCCTAATAACTTTGCCCGTGTCTATGACAAGGCTCCGTGGCTGCTACATTTTCAGTTTTCTAATGAGAGGTATGTATATCGTTATGCGCTAGTCGAGAAGATACCCGTTGGCGATATAAAGCCCCGCACTAAGCAGAAGGCTAATGAATTAAACCTGTCCCAAGAGGAGATATGGCAGACTTATGGCAAACATAAAGATTCCTTATAAGCCCCGTGACTTGCAGGCTGAGATGCACAACGGCATCAAGCGGTGGAATGTTTTGGTTATGCACCGTAGATTTGGCAAGACTGTGTTTGCTGTTAATCATTTGATTAAACATGCGTTGACTTGTCCGTTACCAAGACCCCGTGTTGCCTTTGTTGCGCCTACCTTTACGCAGGCCAAGCGTATTGCTTGGGACTATGTCAAATATTATACGAGTGTCATCCCTGGCGCTAAATTCAACGAGACTGAGTTGCGTGTGGACTTTCCCAATGGCGGCAGGTTGATGTTGTTGTCTGCTGAGAATCCTGATGCACTGCGTGGTATCTATCTTGATATGGCTGTCTTCGATGAATTTGGTATGCAAAACCCTAGAGTATGGGGGGAGGTTGTACGTCCGGCCCTGTCTGACAGAGAGGGTGCGGCTATCTTTCTAGGCACTCCGGCTGGGCATAATCATTTTTTTGATTTGCTGGAACAGGCGCGGTCTGAGACAGACAATGGTTCCGACCAGTGGTACTGGAAGATTGTAAAGGCCAGTGAGAGTAAGCTGGTTAAGGAAACGGAGCTAGACGCAGCTAGAGCGCAAATGACCCCTGAGCAATACGAGCAGGAGTATGAGTGTTCGTTTACTGCGGCAATTATTGGGGCATATTATGGCAAGTTAATGGCAGAGGCTGACGAGGACAACCGTATAACGAGGGTGCCATACGACCCTGCTTACCCAGTCCATACGGCTTGGGATTTGGGTGT